TGACATCTCATATAATTCTTCTTGATCTAGCATTTGATTTTTTTGAAAAGTAATTTAGTTTATTCTGTTCTAAAGATTCCACTATAAGATTAGATAGTTCTTGCATTTTTTTAAACATTAAAGTAGAATTAAATTTTAATTTTTCTTTAGGGTATACTGTTAATTCAATGAACATAAAACTTTTTTTATCTGATGACATACCAGATGCTCTTAAGTCTAGATCAACAATAAAATTTTCGTTAAACGTTGTTACGTCAATATTATCCTTTATTTTGACAATAATCTGTCTTCTCATTATTCTAATGTATGAATCGTAGTTGTCTATCTCTTTGGGTTGGACCCATGATTCAACATTTAGATACACAGCGTTTAATTTAACAGCATCAATTGTACCGTATTTAACTCGAAATCTCTCGTCTGTAAAGAGTTTCTTTTCTTTCCCAAATTTGCATTGCATTTTGTTTCTTCATGTTTTAGTATATTTTATTTTTTTCTTATTATAATAATAAGAAAAAATGTTCATTAAAGCAAATTTCAGATATTTATAATTAAACACACATATTATGAAAATAGGAGACATCAAAAAATGGTCTTTCGGTGAAATGACATCGAACCCAGACGGAAAAACATCTGTAACATCAACATCAGGCTTTATCATCGTTATGATTGGCTGCTTATCATTCTTATTGGGGGTGATTGATAAAATGTTCATTGACAAAAGTATGGACGTAATTAACCAAGCGGTGGCTTTTACCATGATTGGCGCTGCTTTAATCGGTTATAAAAACTATACGGGTCACAAAGTATCAATAGCAAAATCAAATGCTGAAGCTTCGGCTAATGAGGTTGATACTACGGTTGAGGAAACCAAATAAGATATTCCGCTATAAGCGGTGTTTTAGGACCGTTCCAGTTATGGAACAAAAAAAGCCAGGATTCGCTACCCTGGCTTTACTTTTTATGGTAAAATGTGTTTTTTATTCGAAACTTTTCTTTAAATCAAGAACATTATCAATAACATCTAAAGATGGTTTTTGATTTTTCATCTCATTTAACTTTGATCTGACTTCTAACAGTTTTTTAACAACAATAATATCATCAGATTTATTTATTGTTTCCTCAACCACGTTTTGTGTGCTTTCGATCAATGTTGCGTAATAGCTATTAATAGCCGATTCATCGTTTTCAGCGAATAAATTTAAAACTTTAACTTGCTCCTCATTTAATTTTGAAATTTTATCAGATAAACTTTCATTGATCTTGTCAATTGATTCTTTTATTGAAACAATATTCTCATCAACTCTAGTTAAATGCTTAATTAAGTTTGTTTTATATTTAACCTTATCAATAAGCGATAATTTTTTATTAAAGATTAATTGGTCGATGCTCTCATTAACAACATTATTAACAATGGTAATATTTTCGGTTAAAGTTTTTAACGCATCAACTTTTGTTAAATCAAAAGATTTTAAGTGTGCAATTGATTCTTCAACAAACTCTTTTGCTATATCTTCGTTTTCAAATCTCATTGTATTTAATAAGTTGTAAACCTCATTAAATTCTCTCAACACATTATTTTCTTTTAATACTTTAACATACTTAGCAAAAGATTTTTTAAAATCTTTTTCACCCTTTTCTTGGTAAGTTTTTTCTAAATCTGAAAGAATACTTTCTTTTAATTGTCCAAACATTTGTTTAATATTTTTATATAAATATCCGTTATTTTTTTATTATACTAATAAATCATCAATTTCGTCAATTGTTTTTTTAAGAGCTTCGTTGATTAATCTATTTTTAGCCTCTAATTTTCTTTTGGTTATTTCAGCCAAAGGTTCCTCAGTACCAGGTATTTCAGCTCCAGCTTCGGGTGTTTCACCACCTGTTTCAGGACCAGGTATTTCAGCTCCAGCTTCAGCCCCAGGAACTTCCAATGGTGCTGTAAAATCGGTTCCACCAGCGGTATCACCACCACCCATGTCAGACATACTACCACCACCGCCACCACCAGCAGCACCCATATCACTACCAGTTCCAGAAGCACCAAGCGTCATGTTGTTAGGGTCAATTTTATAAATCTTATAAATGTCTCTGAATATACCAGTTTGTTTAATCGTTTCACCAAGAGCTTTAATTTCCTCACCACCAGCTTTTTCAACAGCTTGTCTTTGGATATCAAGTTTAATCTCATCATCGCTCATATTTAAGATTTCTTTCTTAGCATAAGTCATTGACATAGCTGAGAATCCGTTACCAGCGTCAGAAACCGCATCACGATATAAAGTAACTTTCTCTTTCCAGTTTTGGATCTTAAGCATTTCAGCCTGTGTTGATGGGCTTGTTAACGTTAATGTAAAGTTTTCCAAATCATCAGTAAATCCTTTGGTGTATAAATGGATAATAGCCATTTTATTTAACTCTTGGATAAGAGCTTTTTGTATCCTATGTACCGCTCTTGCAAAACGAACATCAAGAATGGCCAAGTTTTTACCGTCACCAGTAGTTTCTTCAAAACCAATAAAAGCTTTAGGTACTCTAAGTGCGGCAAGCATTTTCTTTTGGATATATTCGATATCGGCTATTTCTGATAGGTTTTGAGCCCCAGGAAGCGTTTCAATTGGCATTGCAAGGCTTGGGTCTCTAACAGGTATAAAGTAGTCTTGGTCAACAGCTAGTGCGTTATAACGTGTGTCTTGTTGTCCGTTGCTCTTATCAACCATATTAACTCTTTTAAAGTTATTTGCGATTTTGTCAACATAAGCATCAACATCTTTATCATCCATGTTACCAACGAATACTTTGTAAACACGTCTTTCTGGTGCTCTGGTAACACGATAAACTAACATCGCATCTTCAGATAACAACAATTGTTTCCAAATTCTTCTTACTTTTTCAAGCATTGATGTACCGTAAGGTAATCTTCTATCATCACCAAGTAATCTAAAGTGAGAAATTTCAAATGAATTAAATTCAACGTTTTTATCTTTCCAGAAAAACTTAATGTTCTTTTCTTTTTGTTGATCATCTAAACTGGTAATCTTTGAAAAACCAGGTTCAGATCTTGTCATTTCAATATTTGGTAATTGGGTAACACCCACGATACCTTGGTTAGGTACAATCTTGTTGTAAACAAAGTTATCACCATATTTACATACGTTTCTAGCCCAAGATGTTAGGTTAGCGTTAATATCTAACACATTTTCAAATAAATCTGTTAATTCTTTTTTTATTCTGGTACTATCAGAATAAATTGTTAAAACTTTACCGTTTTCATTTGCTGTTGTAGCCTCTTCAGCAAAAATATCCAATGCAACAGAAATTTCTGGCGTATATTCCATAGCTTCGTAATCATAATACGATGCAATTCTTGTTGGTTCGTAATAAACAGCTTTTTGATAAAGCTCATTATCAATTTTTTTCCATTGATTTTGTAGATATAGCGTTTGTTGCGCCTCTAACTTTTTTTGTTCCAAATCGTCACCACTTAACCCATTAAACGAACTAGGGTCAATGACATATTTTGGCCCATCGACTTCATTGCCAAGAACCTTATTTAACCTTTGGAATATTGTTAATCTATTATCTGCCATATATTTTTAATTTACGTATTCACATTCTACATATGGTGGAAACTTGTAGTTTTCTACAGCTTCATCCCATTCTTTTTTTTGCACATAAGTTGTTGTACCATCAGATTCTATAGAACATTTGATAGCGTCAACATTTCTTTGCAACGCTCTACCATCTCTTTTATCTAAATTTTTTGGGTCAATACCTCTAACGATTGATGTTGATCCAGGACCAGTGCTTCTACCTTGTTTAATTATGTTTGCCATTTTGTTTAATTGTTTTTAATTATTAGGTTTAGGTTTAGTTACGCCAAATAGCCAACCAAATTCTTTTGTGTTCATCATATTATTATTGGTGGCAAATTCATCCGAATTATAATATGATTTATCTGGATTTGGTGAACTAGTCACGTCTTTTAATAAATAGTCTGCATCTGTTTTTGTGTTACTAGTTGTTATTTTCCAACTATCTAACATAGCCCTAGTCATATTATCAGATTCTTGTAATCTTTTAAATGATGTATTGGCAACAAACAAACACATACCAAGAGCCATGATAAGGTCATCATGTGAGCCCTTCATGTGGTCTGGTTTACCGTTTTTATAAACGAATTTTTTTAGCTCAGCTGTCAATCTTTCGCTACGTATTTTAAAGCCACCTCTAGCAACAGCTTCTTCTAAAGCCGCCACAATTTGACTTCTTCTATTTTTAGACGCAAAATTTATACCTGGTATAGCATTTTCATCTGGCATGTAATACATGCTGTTACTATCACCATCATTATCATAGTGTAATAGTTTTTTAGGGAACCCTAGTTCTTTAAGTTTTTGTGTTGACGCTATGCCCATACCACCAGTGATATCAAAAGTTGATAACGCATCGTACATTCTTCCATACTGATCAACTATTAGCGCTGCAACGTCTGGTGGAACTTTACCATGATACTCTAAAACCTGTTCGAATGTATCATAATCAATAATACACATACCAGTGGCATCCTCAGAGTCACCACGAGATACGTCAAGTGCTAAGATATACCTATGACCCTTTTCAGGTAGTTTCCATATCCATAAATTACTATCCCAAGCTTTGTCTTTAACAATTGGGTCAATAACATTCTCTTGTTCTTGTTTTCTAATTACCTCACCCTCAATAACGTTATCACCAGAACCAATAAACGCACATTCCAACTCCTGGTTGATCATACGTTTGTTAAAGTTCATGTCTCTACACATGTTTTCATACCATGTAGAGTGTGGTTTATAGCCATCGCTAATAAATTTAGCTATAACATCAGGGTGTAGATCGATTACAGATTCAACAACCTCTTCGTGTTTTTCTGTATTTGGTTTTTGAATCCAGTCTACAATATCTTTAGTTTTAATTAAACGTAAATCTTTGTTGAATCGTGGATCTTGCCACCATTTTAAGTGTGTTACACAGAAACTATTATCACCTTTAATAGCACCTTCATATGAGGCGTAGTAGATAGGATCTAAACCGTTAGGTGTTGAAATTAATACAGCTTTACCACCAGTACCAATTGAAGCCAAACACGCTGTCCATAGTTCTTGTCCACCTTCAACGAAGGCAGCCTCATCAATTAATAGGACAGTAGGTGTATAACCACGCAAAGCATCTTGTGATGTTGCAACGGCTTTAATTTCTGAACCGTTAGATAATCTAACGTGTTTTTGTGATGATTTATCAAACGAAACATTTACCCAGTCAGGTAATTGTTTAATAAAGTTAATGATTTTGTTTTGGAATTCAATTGCTGTTTCCTGCTTGTTTGCTAAGATCAAAACTTTTTCAGGTCGATCTGGGCTAGCAAAAGCTGTAAGTACAGCAGAATATGCCGCTGTTACTGTTGAGATACCAGCCTGGCGATATTTTAGAACTAGGTTAAACCTATGTTTTCTATAATTGGAAACAAGCTTTTTTTGACCATCAAAAAGTTCGAAAGGTACATAACCCTCTCTAGTCTTATCAAAAGTTTCAAAATAACTTTCTATGACATAGCAAGGGTCTTGAGAACATTTTGCGAACTCTAAAAGTAATTCTTTTTTATCGGTAATTTGTTTTGCCAAGGCCTATTGTTTCCATATAAATAGTTTATTATAGTCCTAAATCGCTTAAATCAAGATTATCAAGGTCATCTTTAATAAAATTATATTCCATAATTTCCATTCTTTTTTCCTTAACAATATCTTTTATCTCTTTTCTTGCATAATCAGGTCGATGTTCCAACAATGACATAAAATCAATAAAATCTTCAGCATCTCGTTTAAAGAGATCAATTAAGATTAATTTTTTAATGTCATAATCTTCGTCATCAATTAAAGCGTGAAAATTAGCCCATACAACAGGAAATAAACGAATATCCCACAATTCAGCAATGATAGTATCAGTATATTCAATCACTTTATCCGCATCTTCTTCTGGTAAACCAGCTACAGATAACAAAGAGATAATACCTTTTATCATTTCATGGATTAATATCGGCAAATTAATCGCTTTTGCTATAATTTTAGGTATTTCTCCGCTAAAGTCAAGCTTAACGTAACCAGCGTTATTTGAATCGTCAGCCTCAATTTGCTTTTGGAACATTTCGTCACTAATCAAGTAATAAAATAAATCATTTGCAATTAAAGCTTTTTGGTAATAGCTTGTAATATCGGGTACAATTTCTTCAATTTCAGTACGATATAAATGGAATAAGTAATGACCCCTTAATGAAGCACCTTGTGCAAGCGCATTAATTGTTCTTCTTTTCACAACCTCATCACCCATCTCATTTTCAATCTCCTCTTTCTCTTCTTCGTTTAAAGGTGATTCCATACTCATGTTTTCAGGTAGTTTAATTTTACCTGGTTCTAGTATCTCAAGGTCAAAAATAACCTCATCTTTACCAATAAACCATTCATCTCTAATGATTTTTTCGGCTAAATTGCAAAGCGCTGGTCTCTTACCATTTTCTTTACTAACAGCAATATAATTAGCTGAGCCAGCGGACATCATAACATCCATTGGGTTTAACTGGGATTTGTCCATACCAAATGTGTTACAATAAGAATCAACCAATTCTTTATAACGATCTGATGCAATAACTTCTTCTCTCCACGTTTCTGGATGAGTAGATTGGTCATAGTATGGCATTTTAGCCAATGGGTGAGTTCGCTTAGATAGTTTATCAACCGTTGATTTAGCGATGTAGTTTGGGTAATCAC